GCTCCTGGCGGCGCGGACCTACTAAGTTGATTATCGCGGCCTGTTGGGTGCCATCGCCGACCACGATAATGCGAAACTGTTTAGAGCCGCGAATAGATGGGGGCGTCATCGCCGAGATGGGAAAAGTGGGTCTTGTAATGTTTCGTCACAGACGAAGTTGGCTTCGAATACACTACCTGCGATAAGCGCGCACACGACTCCTATTACGGCTGAGCCGGAAAGCGCCAAATACTCAAGCCACCCATTCAGCTTGAAACCCATTAGCATCAGGCATATAGTTGACCCAATTGCGCCTATTCCGAAGCCGATCCACTGGTATGTCGTCTGCTTTTGTGAAAACCGGAGTGGTGACAGAATTCCTTTCCCTTGGTTGTACATAGCGTGCAGAGCTGCTTTGCTATATCGTTCGTCGGGCATTTCGGCCTCCTACGTTGTGCTCTAGACTCTTCTCAGCTTCTTCCTGTGCTCTGTCACGACGCCGATAACGATCAGATGTTCGGTGTCGCTGCGCATGGTCGGGTAGTCGTCATTGAGCGGGACCAGCTCGAAAACCATATTCCCCCTCTCATCTATTCCACGCGGCCTATATTTTTTGAATGTCGCCTGATCGCTTCCATTTCGCGCGATCACATAATCACCCGGTTGTGGCGCGATGTCTGGATCGACGATAATCCTGTCGCCTGGTTGAAAAATCGGAGTCATCGACTGGCCTTCAACTTCTAATGCAAATGCCCAACGCGACAATTTTTGATCCGTGTATTCAATGCTGTAACCGTCGCCCGGAGAATATGGATTTTCCATATCCTTCAGTTGTCCCGCCTGCACTGCCGATATCACCGGTACCGGGCGCATTCCGATAAAAGCAGACGCTACGTTTTCGTCGAATAGAAAAGGAAAGTGCTCTTTCCATTTGCCGTCTGATGGGTTTTTAGGCTTGATATGTGCGATGTCCGGGTCGATGAACAGTTCGGCCACAGGGACCTTAAGCGCGCCGGCAATCTTGTTGATGATTTGATCACTGTACCCCTGCACGCCGCGCTCGATGCGTGACAGATTCCCGACGTCGCTCCCGATCTCGGTGGCGAGCTGGTTCAAGGTCAATCCTTGCTGCTTGCGCAGCCGTCTTATGTTTTTGCCCACAGTCATACCCTTGATCTTGACGGCATTTTGCGACTCACGCAAAGCGTATTGCGCAAATTTTGCCGCCGGGATAATATGCGTACCACGCAAATATCCAGAGGAAAACACCCATGATTTCACCACTGCGAGCGATCCGTGAGAAACGCGGCCTCAGCTTGAAGACCGTCGCGGACGCCGTCGCTACCGATCCTGGCAACCTCTCCCGAGTGGAGCGTGGTGAGCAGACCCCGTCCAAGGAACTGGCCGAGGCGCTTTGCAAATACTTCGATTACGCCCTGACAGAAATTCAGGTCTTCTACCCCGAACGCTACGCCAGCGGCGCCGTTGACCGTCGCAGCCTCCGCGAGCGCCGTGAGTTCGCAGATCGTCGAAAAAGACCACGTCAGGAGCCCGAACCGTGAACCGAGTATCAACTACTGTCATTGAAAGAGCACGAAAGTTCCATGCCCTTGCCTTGCAGCGCACCGCTACGGTGGGTCAGCGCCAAGTGGCCGAAGAACTGCAGGTCTCGGAAGCGACCATGTCGCGGTTCGTGAGCAGCGACCTGGAGCGCGCATGCCACGTGCTGGCCATCCTGGGCCTGAAAGTGGTGCCGGCCGAGATGAAGTGCTATCCCAAAGACCAGATTGACGCGATCTTCACCCTGGCGCGCGCCAGCATGAACCGGGTGGCCGACGTCGAGCAGCTGAGTTTCGAAGTATGACGAAATCACGAGGAATCAATAGACCGCGCGCCAGCTGGACCGATGACCAGGTCGAGACGCTGCGCCTGCTCTACCCGAACTACAAGACCGAGGACGTGGCCTTCATGGTTGGCCAGACCCTCGATGCAACCTACCGCAAGGCCAACAGCCTCGGCTTGCACAAGACGCCCGAATTCATCGCGGCCGAGTCGGCGCGCCAGTTAGCCAAGCCCGATCACCCGATGCGCGCGACGCGGTTCCAAAAAGGGCTGGTCCCCTGGAACAAAGGCACAAAGGGCCTCGCCGGCGTGCAGGATGCATGCCGCGCCACGCACTTCAAACCCGGCCAACTGCCACACAACACGCTGCCGATCGGCAGCACCAAACTCGACAAGGACGGCACGCTTCTGCAGAAGGTGAGCAACGATAAGGGCAACAACAGCGCGCGCTGGCGCGGCGTGCACGAGCTGGTATGGACCCGTGTGCACGACCTGCTGCCGGCGAAGCACATCGTCGTGTTCAAGCCTGGCATGCGCACCAACGTCCTCGAGGAAATCACGATCGACCGGGTGGAGTGCATCAGCCTGGCCGAGAACATGCGCCGCAATACGCGCCACAACCTGCCGCCCGAGCTGAACGAAATCGTGCAGCTGAAGGCGGTCCTGACACGACAAATCAACAAGAGGATGAAACATGGCCAAGAAGAACATCGATGACCTGCGCGAGCTGCTGTTCGCTACGATTGAAGGCGTGAAAGCCGGGACGCTCGAGGTCGATCGCGCGAAGATGATCGGCGAGCTGTCCCAGGTGATGGTCAATTCAGCGAAGGTGGAAGTCGAGTACGCGAAGGCGACCGGCCAGAAGGGCAGCGGCTTTCTCGAGAAGGCCGAAGAGCTGCCGCCCGGGATCACCGGGGTCCGCCGTCACACGCTCGCCGGGTAAGGACCGCCACACGTGACGTCCGCCGAGAAGCCTCCAATCCGCCCGTTCGACGGGTCCGCCATTCCGCAGGCGCTGCGCGAGCAGCGCCGCTGGGCGCCCTGGCGCGCCGTCTGGAACGTCAAGAAACAGAAATACGACAAGGTGCCGCACCGCGCCGACCGTCCCGAGTACGGCATCAGCTCGGCGAAGCCCGAGCAGTGGGCCAGCTACGAGATGGCCCTGGCCGCCTTCCGCCGCAGCCCCGAGCGATTCGCCGGCATCGGCTACTGCATGACGGGGCAGCACGAGTTCGTGGGCGTCGACCTGGACCACTGCGTCGAAGCCGGCGCGGTGGCGCCGTGGGCGGCCGAGGTGGTGGCCCAGCTGGACAGCTACACCGAGGTCAGCCCGTCCGGTACCGGCCTGCGCGTCATGGTGCGCGGCGAGGTGGCCGCTGACTGGGTGAACCACGACGTGGGCATTGAGATCTACGGCGGCAACGAGGCGCGCTTCCTAACCGTGACGGGCGAGCACTTGGCCGGAGCGCCGCTGGAAGTGCGCACACCGCGTGAGGGCGTGCTCAAGGCGCTGGAGACACGCTACGCCAAGGAGCGGCGCAAGGCCGACGTGATCGACCTGAACATGCCCGAGGTGCTGGACGACGTGCTGTTGCCGGATCTGGACGGCCTGGGCCTGCCGCACACCGTGCGCGACTTCCTGTCGGGAGGCCTGCACAGCGGCGACCGCTCGCGCGCGCTGTTCTCCGCCGCGGTGGCGCTCTACACGGCCGGCCTGGCTGACGACGAGGTGTTCAGCGTGCTGGTCAACAGCGAGCACGCGCTCGAGATCGCGCTGGACCACCGGCGCCAGGACCACGACCGCGCGCTCCTGTACCTGTGGCGCGAACACTGCTGCAAGGGCAAGGCGCGCGCGGCCGAGCTGGCGCCGCTGTCGCTGGACGACTTCGACGCGTTGCCGCCGGAGCCCGCGGCCGCCGGCGCGACGCCGGCAGACCATTCGATGAAGGGCGAGCGCTTCCGCGTGTTGTCCCCTGGCGAGTTCCTGCAGCGCCGGCGCGCCGGCTGGATCGTCAAGGGCGTGCTGCCCCGCGCCGGGCTCGCGCTGCTCGTGGGCGCGTCCGGATCCGGCAAGACGTTCTTCGCGCTCGACCTGATCGGCGCAATCGCGCGCGGCCTGGAGTGGCGCGGCCGCAAGGTCGTGAAAGGCCGAGCGGTCGTGATTGCAGCGGAGGGCGCCGGCGGCTTCCGGAACCGCCTCGAGGCCTACACGAGCTTCCACGGCATCGATCCAGCGTCTCTCGACATCGGCGTCATTCCGGACGCTCCGAACTTCCTCGTGGCCGACGACGTCAAAGCCGTGGTCGCCGCGCTGCGCACGTTCGGCAAGCTGGACGTGATCGTCGTCGACACCTACGCCCAGGTCATGCCCGGCGGGGACGAGAACGGCGGCGTCGACGGCGGCAAGGTCGTGAAGCACTGCCAGCTGCTGCACAAGCTGACCGGCGCGCTCGTGATCCTCGTGCACCACGTCGGCAAGGACCTGTCCAAGGGCGCACGCGGCTGGTCGGGCCTGCGTGCCGCGGCCGACGTCGAGATCACCGTGGAGCGCGCGCAGGATCACCGGGCCGCCACGGTCACGAAGCAGAAGGACGGCGAAGAGGGGCAGGAGTTCGGTTTCAGGCTGAACACCGTATCGATCGGGCAGGATGACGAGGGCGAGGACATCACCAGCTGCGTGGTCGGGCACACCGCAGCGTTGCCTAAGGCGGAGCAGAAGAAGGATCCGAAGGGCGACAACGAAAAGGTCGTGCTCAAGGTGGCGCAGGATCTCGCCGGCCTGGTCGACGAGGAGGTGCCGGTCAATACGCTGATCGAGGCCTGCGTGAATCAAATGGTCCCGCCTGGGGACGGAAAGCGGGACCGCCGGCGCGAGGTCGTAGTGCGTGCCCTAGAATCGCTCCAGGCCTCGAACCGGCTCGACCTGGCCGGCGGCAAGGTGCGGGTGCTGTGATGGCGGACCATTTAGGATTTTTGGCTGAAGGCTCGCTCGATGGAGTCGATGACACCCATAACTACTTCCGACAGCTGATGCAACGTTGGGATGACCGGCTCTGCGCCGAAACCGCTGTCTTCTGGGAAGAATACCGAAAAGGTCGGCTTTCCCTCCGTTGTCACTTTGAACATCGTGGGGGATCGAAAAATGTTCTGAGATCCGCCAGCGGGGACCTCGATCCTAAAGTTCAATATGCCGTCGCCTTCCGCTGTGCGGATGCTCATGAGCGGGGTCTGAGTGATGGCCACCACGGGGACAAGCAGGCGATGTTTGTCGATGATATCGGTATCGTGCAGGGGCCAGAGGGCGCCGTTCCCTCCTTTGTACGGCTGGATCGTGTCGATGACAAGGTGGCGCACCTCGGGGCCCGCGAACTTCATTTCTCCTTTGTCGACGGCGTTTATAAGTTTCTCCCTCGTCTCGCGAATCGGAAAATAGGTGTCTTTCCCGGGCTTCCTGCCCGATGCCTCGACGAGTTCCCATGCGAGGTGGTCAAGGGCCGTTCGAAGGTTATGGACGGCATCACCCAATATCAGGGCGACAGCGGCGGGAACCGGCTCGGCTTCGAAAACGAGCCGGTAATCGTACTGCGCCTCTTGCTTGACGCGCAATTCGCCGGCGCCTCGCTCGAGGTGTGCGGCCAAGGCAGTGTTCAACTCGTCGATGTGTTGGCGGGCCCTTTCGACCTTTAGTCGTGCACCGTAAAAGAAAGAAGTCATGTGTTCCCAAGTTCAAAAAGCCAACTGCGGGAGAAAGGTGCTGTGGTGACTGGACGCTTAGAAGCGGTTGACGTTGGACTCTTCGTACTGTTCCCCGTACCTGATCACCTTGCCATTTTTGAGAGTGACCAGGTAGGTGCGCGGCCACTCCGAAACGGCATGCTTCATCCGTTTGTAGACCATGTACTCCTCGCCCTTTTCGCCGTCGGCAGCGACCGAGACGGGCGAGCCGAGAGCCTGCACCACCTGGGCTCTGTCCATCCCGATCGAGAGCTTTTCGAAGTCGCTGGCGGTCCCGTAGACCATCGCTTGGCACCCGCTCAGGGCCGCGCTGGCCAAGGCAACGGCGGCGATAAGGGTTTTGCGCATATTGTCAATCCGAACAGAAAAGCTCATTACAGCGCAAATCGCAATTCTTTACAACATGCAATAAATCGCAACTTGCAGTTTTCCGCATCCACATGTGCCACGCGCCGCCCACATGTGGCTTTCTGTGGTTGCACAAATCCATGCCACACGTGCCACACAACCCCCTTTAGGGGGTGTGGCGTGTGGCAGATGTGGAAGGCAAAAATCTGCGGCGTATGGTTTTCGGCACTGGCGAAATTTTGCATGCAGGATTTTGCATGAAGAAAATTGCAAATGACCGTCGGAGCGGGGACGACAGGCGAACAAGCACGCGGCGAATCGCAAAGGGCCGTCGGATCGGTGAGGAACATCCGAATGCGATCCTGACCGATGGTGAGGTGGAGCTCATGCGCCATCTTCGCGAGGTGGATGGTCTGACGTACGACGCGTTGGCCGCCAAATTCGAGGTGAGCAAGTCGTCGGTGGCGAAGATCTGCAAGTACCAGCGCCGATGATCGGTGTACGTCAGCGTCGTGCATGGCCGTATCGTCGCGACCATGAGCAACTCAAACCGGACACCAGAAAGAGCCATTGCGTTCTGTGCTGCGCTTGCAGAAACCTGCAACGTGGGCAAGGCATGCGCGGCCATCGGCATCGGTCGCACAACGGCGTACGACTGGCGCGATGCGGATCCGGATTTCGCTGCCATGTGGGACCGGGCGGTGAAGATTGGCGTCACGGCCCTGGCGGACGAAGCGCACCGCCGCGCATTCGACGGCGTGGCCGAGCCTGTGGTGCACAAGGGCGAGTTCTCCTACGAGTGGGAGGTGGCGCGCGACGAGACGGGCGACGTGATCCGCGAAGAGGACGGCCGGCCGAAAATGGTCCCTGCGCTCGACGCTGATGGCCGCCCGCGCCTCAAGACCATCCAGCGCTACAGCGACGTGCTAGCCATGTTCCTGTTGAAGGCCCACGACTCGAAATACCGCGACAGCAGCAAGCTCGAGCTGGCCGGCGCCCTGGAGCTGCGCAATGTGCCGGACGAGGAGCTCGAGGCGGAAATCGCTGCGCTCGCCGCCCTGGTGGGCCACAACGCGCTCGCCGGCGCCGCGCCGGCCGTCGACCCTGACGATGCCAGCGACCTCGTATGACCGCCGCGCCCGTGAGCGGTTGCTGCTGCTCCTGCGCGAGAAGGCCCGGCGCCTGCCGATCTGGAAGCCGCTGCCAGGCCCCCAGTCCTCTGCGTTCGAGTCGGAGGCCGACATCATCGGCTACGGCGGTGCCGCCGGCGGCGGCAAGACCGACCTGGCCGCCGGCTGCATCCTGACCAAGCACGAGCGCGCGCTGTTCATGCGCCGCGAGAAGGCGCAGACCGAGGGCGTGATCCAGCGCTTGACCGAGATCCTCGGCAACACCGACGGCTTCAACAGCCAGAAGTCGATCTGGCGCATCCCCGGCCGCGCGCTGTGCGAGTTCGGTGGCCTGGACAACGAGGGCGACGAGCGGCGCTGGCAGGGCCGTCCGCACGACCTCAAGGTGTTCGACGAGGTCACCGAGATGCGCGAGAAGCAGGTCCGCTTCATCATGGGCTGGACGCGCTCGGCTAACTCCAAGCTGCACGCCCAGGTGCTGATGACCTTCAACCCGCCGACGACCGTCGAAGGCCGCTGGGTCATCGCGTTCTTCGGCCCGTGGCTCGACAAGCAGCACCCACTGTATCCGACGCCCGAGGGCCAGCTGCGCTACGCCGCCATGCTGCCGGACGGACAGGGCGGCAGCACCGACACCTGGCTGGATCGCGATGGCCAGCCGCTCACGGGCCGGCCGTTCGTGCTGGTCGAGGGGCGCGTCACCTACGACTTCGATCCGGCGGCCTATAAGCCCGAGCAGATCATCACGCCCAAGTCGCGCACGTTCATCCCGGCGCGCCTGACCGACAACCCCTACTACATGGCCAGCGGCTACATGAGCACCCTGCAATCCCTTCCCGAGCCGCTGCGAAGCCAGATGCTCTACGGCGACTTCCAGGCCGGTATCAGCGACGACCCCTGGCAGGTCATCCCCACCGCGTGGGTCGAGGCGGCGCAGGCGCGCTGGGCCCGGCCGGCGAAGCTGGAGCCGATGGACAGCATGGGTGTCGACGTTGCGCGCGGCGGCGCGGACAAGACGACGATCGCGCGGCGCCATGGCTGGTGGTTCGACGAGCCACTGGTCTACCCGGGCGCCGACACGCCGGACGGCCCGACCGTCGCCGGCCTGACGATCGCCGCCAAGCGCGACGACGCGCCGATCCACATCGACGTCATCGGCGTGGGCGCATCGCCCTATGACTTCCTCAACTCGAACGGCCAGCAGGTGCTTGGCGTGAACGTGTCCGAGAAGGCTCTGGGCACCGACCAATCCGGGCGCCTCCGCTTCCTGAACCAGCGCAGCGAACTGTGGTGGCGCATGCGTGAGGCGCTGGACCCGTCGAACAACACGGGCATCGCGCTGCCGCCGCATGCCGCCCTGGCGCGTGAGCTGTGCGCACCGAAGTGGAAGGTGTCGGGCTTCGTGATCCAGGTCGAAAGCCGCGAGGACATCGTCAAGCGCATCGGCAATTCGCCCGACCTGGCCAGCGCCTACATCCTCGCGCTGATGGACACGCCCAAACGCAAAAAGTTGCAAGGTGTACGTGATGTGGCGTCGGGCTGGCACGATCCGTACAAATCGCAATCCCACGACCCCTACGCCTGATGCGCCTCATCGAAACGACCATCGCCGACAAGATCGAGCACGTCCCTGGACTGCTCGAGGCGCACTGGCACGAGTCGGCGCGCAACAAGCACCTCATGGTGCTCAAGCCCGACGTCGCGCGCTACCAGGCGCTGGAGGCAGCGGGCGCGCTGCTGTCGCTCGTGGCGTACGTGGACGAGACGATCGTCGGCTACTCCGTGAACATCGTCAGCCCGCACCTGCACTACGCCGACCTCCTGTGCGCCCACAACGACGTGCTGTTCGTCGCGAAGGAATACCGCGAAAGGTCGCTCGGCCTGAAGCTGATCCGCGAGACGGAACGCGCGGCCCGTGCGCGCGGAGCGCACCTGATGCTGTGGCACGCGAAGGAGGACACGGCGCTGTCGTCCATCCTGCCCAAGATGGGATGCAAGGTGCAGGAAATAATCTACACGAAGGAACTTTGACCATGGGCGTTTCCGCAGCAGTGATGGCCACGGCCGCCGCCGCCAGCACGATGTACAGCGCGCACCAGCAGCGTGTCGCGCAGGACGAATCGCTGCAGGCGCAGAAGGACGCGACGGCACAGGCCGAGGCGACGCGCCCGCAGGCTTCGAAGGCGCCGACCGTCCAGGCTGTGCAAGCAGGCCAAGCCGGATCCGGCCAGGCCGGGGGCTCGCCGGGCGTCGCCCAGACCTTCCTGACCGGTGCCTCTGGCGTCGATCCCTCGCTGCTCAATCTGGGCAAGAACACGCTGCTGGGTGGGGGTAGCTGATGGCCGAGTTCACCCAGCGGCAGCTCATGTTCAACCGGCTGGGCCAGCTCAAGAACGAGCGGGCAAGCTGGATGAGCCATTGGAAGGAACTGTCGAACTATCTGTCTCCGCGCCAGGGCCGCTACTTCGTCACCGACCGCAATAAAGGCAACCGGCGTCACAACGCGATCTACGACAACACTGGGTCGCGCGCCCTCAACGTCCTGGCGGCGGGTCTGATGGGCGGCCTGACCTCGCCGGCGCGCCCGTGGTTCAAGCTGGCCACTGCAGACGAGGAACTGAACGAGGCACCAGCCGTGAAGAAGTGGATGGCGGACCGCACGAACACCATGCTGTCGATCTTCCAGCGCTCGAACACGTACCGCGCGCTGCACATGGTCTACAAGGAGCTGGGCGTGTTCAGCACCGCGGCCAACATCCTGATGCCGAACTTCGACCACGTGATCCACAACCATCCGTTGACCACGGGTGAGTATTGCATCGCGACCGACTTCCAGGGCAAGGCTTGCACGCTCTACCGCGAGTTCGACGTGACGGTTGGCCAGATGATCAAGGAGTTCGGCCCCGACAAATGCGGCCAGGCGGTGCGCAATCTGTATGACCGTGGCTCGCTCGACACCTGGGTGACGATCGTTCACTGCATTGAGCCGCGTGCGGATCGCGATACGACGAAGATCGACACGCTGAACATGGCGTGGAAGGACGTCTACTTCGAGCTGGCCGGTAACTCGGACGCGCTGCTGCGTGAGTCCGGCTTCAAGCGCTTCCCCGCGATGTGCCCGCGCTGGGACGTCGAAGGCGGCGACATCTACGGCAACGGCCCGGGGATGGAAGCACTAGGCGACATCAAGCAGCTGCAGCACGAGCAGCTGCGCAAGGGGCAGGCCATCGACTACCAGGTCAACCCGCCGCTGCAGGTGCCCACCGCGATGAAGAACCGCGACGTCGACCGCATGCCGGGTGGCGTGACGTTCATCGACGCCGCCGGCGGCCAGGGCATCCGCTCGGCCTACGACGTCAACCTCAACCTGCAGCATCTGCTCGAGGACATCGAAGACGTGCGCGGCCGAGTGCGCAGCAGCTTCTTCTACGACCTCTTCCTCGCCATCACCGAATCGAACGGCCGCATGACAGCCACCGAGGTGGCCGAGAGGCACGAGGAGAAGATGCTCATGCTGGGCCCGGTGCTCGAGCGCTTGCAGGACGAGCTGCTCGATCCGCTCGTCGACGCTACCTTCGAACAGATGGTCGAGGCCGGCATGGTGCCGCCGCCGCCGCGCGAGCTGCAGGGCATGGAGATGCACGTCGAGCTGGTGAGCGTGCTGGCCCAGGCGCAGCGCGCGATTGCGACCAACGGCGTCGACCGCTTCGTCGGCAACCTGGGGAGCATCGCCCAGTTCAAGCCCGACGTGCTCGACAAGTTCGACAGCGACAAATGGGCCGACCAGTACAGCGACATGCTGGGCGTCTCGCCGGACCTCATCGTGCCGGACGACAAGGTGAAGCAGATCCGCGACGCGCGCGCCAAGGCCCAGGCCGCAGCGCAGCAGCAGGCCCAGACGAACATGGCGGCCGACACGGCCCAGAAGCTCGGCGCCACGCCGACCAACGGCGGCAACGCCGCGAGCGACGTGATGTCGCTGTTTTCCCAATAGGAGCGCCGCATGGCCCTGGTGAATATGAAGTTGACGCCCGACGAGGCGAAGGAAGTGGACTGCTGTTCGCCGGCCAGCGACGGCGGCCCGGCGTACCCGTGGGGCCTGTCGCTGTACTTGGACGACGAGACGCTGGCTAAGCTCGGCATCACCCAGCTGCCGGACGTCGGCTCGCGCCTTACCCTGACAGCGATCGTCGAGGTGACCAGCAACTCGCAGCGCCAGACGCAGGAAGGCAAGACCGTGAACATGGACCTGCAGATCACCGACATGGAGCTGGTTGGCGCCCAGCCGTCGGCAGCGTCGGTGCTGTACGGGGGCGGGCAAGGCTAGGTGTACGTCACTCGCATCGCCGCCTTTACATTGGGCGCCTATGGATCTGCACCCGACCGATATCAACAGCCAAGAAACCGCCCGCGAGGAACAGCGGCAGCGCGTCCAGCTGGCGGCGCGAACTGAAGTTGACGACATCAAGTGGCTGATGAGCAGCAAGCGCGGACGCCGGATCGTGCACCGCATCCTCGACGGTGCGGGAGTGTACCGAATCTCCTTCCACACGAACGCACTGCAGATGGCGTTCAACGAGGGCAACCGGAACCAGGGCAACGCCTTGCTGGCGACTGTCACCACGCATTGCCCTGACCGCTACATCGAACTGCTGAACGAGGCAAAGACCAATGAGCAATGAATCGCTGATCGCCGGGAACACCCAAGATACCGGCGCTGCGCAACCCGCTGCTGCCGCACCAGCTCCCGCCCCGGCGCCCGCCGCCGATGGCGCGACGTCGGGCGCGACCGCAGCAACCGAGCAGAACGCTCCTGCCGCACAGGCCGCGGATGCGTCCGGCACTCCGCCGGCCGCTGCCGAAGATCCCAACGCTGCACCTAAGCCCGATGACGGCAAGGGGCAGCAGGCCGCTGAGAAGCCGGTCGTTCCGGAGAAGTACGAGTTCAAGGCGCCCGAGGGCACCCAACTCAATCCGGACGTGATCGGCAAGTTCGAAGGCGTCGCCAAGGAACTGGGCCTGTCACAGGAAGCGGCGCAAAAGGTCGTCGACGCGATGGCCCCCCAACTCGCTGCTGCGCAAGCTGCGCAGTTCGAGACGGTCAAATCGCAATGGACCGAAAGCTCGCGAACGGACAAGGAATTCGGCGGTGACAAGCTGAACGAAAACCTCGCGGTGGCGGAGAAGGCCCTCCAGGCCTTCGGTACGCCCGAGCTGCGCACGATGCTCGTCGAAACCGGCCTGGGGAACCACCCCGAGATCATCCGGGCCTTCTACCGTGCCGGGCAGAAAATCAGCGGACCGAACTTGGTCGTGGGAGGCGCCACTGGTGCCGCTCCGGCCAGCGCAGCCGCCACTCTGTATCCCCATCAAGCAAAAGGATAAAACATGGCTGTACTTCAAAGTGGTCAGCTGACGCTGGCCGACGCAGCAAAGCGCGTGGACCCGAACGGCCAGGTGGCCAAGGTGGCTGAGCTGCTGTCGCAAACGAACGAGATCCTGGAAGACGCGGTCTTCATCGAAGGCAACCTGCCGACCGGCCACCGCGTGAACATCCGCACCGGCCTGCCCCAGGTCTACTACCGTCTGATCAACCAGGGCACCCCGAGCTCGAAATCGACGACTGCGCAGATCGACGAGACCTGCGGCATGCTCGAAGCGCGCTCGCATATCGACGTGAAGCTGGCAAACCTGAACGGCAACAGCGCCGACTTCCGCTTGTCGGAAGACCAGGCCTTCCTCGAAGCGATGAACCAGACCATGGCCGGCAAGCTGTTCTACGGCAATCCGGGCAGCGATCCGCGCGACTTCCTGGGCTACCAGACTCGCTACAGCTCGCTCACTGCGGGCAACGGCGGCAACATCCTGGACGCCGGCGGCACCGGCACGAACAACTGCTCGATCTGGCTGATCGTGTGGGGTGAAAACACCACGTTCTGCCCGTATCCGAAAGGCTCGAAGGCTGGCCTGATACACCAGGACCTGGGTATCGGCGATGTGCCGGACGCCAACAACAACCTGTACCAGGCATTCAAAGCGCTGTACCAGTGGGACAACGGCCTGGCAGTGAAGGACTGGCGCTACGTGGTGCGCATCGCGAACATCAACGTGTCCGACCTGACTGGCCAATCCGGCACCCAGGC